CTTCGCTCCCCTAGTGACATCTCCTGGAAGCAGCTTGGGCAGGAAGATTTCCCGCACTACCAGCGTTTGTACATGTTGACGTTCTTTCAGTGCGAGGACACTTCTACTAGTACTGCGACTATGTCGTACGGCATGAAGTACACGACTATTACGCAAGACTAGCTCTGGGCGCGACCGAAAGCTCGCCGCGCACCCCCCGCGTCCGCCCCGCGGCTGCGTGCCTAAATTAAGATTCCTTTTAGGCACGCAGCGGGACCGGCGGGACCTCATGCCGACTACCCGTGCTGAACGCGCTGCCAAGGCCGGTGAGGCTGGNAAGAAGCCTTTTCGCGTGAACCGCAAAGCTGTTGGGCTGACGTATTCCTGTCCTGTAGGGCAGACGCACCCAATTCCTAGTAGAGAATTCATTCGTGACGCACTGACAGACCTGTGTGGACACAATTTGCATGAGATTGCTGCGGAGTTGCACAAGAACGGTGAGAATCATTTTCACGCTTGGTTCAAGTTTGACCGCAAGGTAGATACTGAGGACGTGCGCTATTTTGACCTTAATGGCTGCCACCCCAATATCATTGACCCAGGCTCTGGATGGCGAGGATATATTAAGAAAGCCGATTCAGAGTTACTTACCAACGTGGACTCCTGCCCCTTTGCACAAGCCCTTGCGTCTACGTCTGTTGTCGAAGGGATGGATATTCTCGCATCTCGGCGACCCGGTGACTATCTACGATTTGGAGAGGCCATGGAACGCAACCTACGGCGTCGTTTGGAGACCATTCCAGCAGCGGTCGAATACTACGGTCCTTACGTTTCCGCCTGGATTCCGCATTCATGGCAACCGTCTACGCATAGTCTTCTCATCTGGGGCGCAGTTGGACTCAACAAGACTAACTTCGCCAAATGGCTTATGCGGCATATGGTAGGAGATTTTGACTACGTCAAGGGTTCTCATGAGGCCTGNAAGAGGTTGTCACGNCGCAAACCATTCATCCACGACGAGATCAATTGTTTGTCTGATAAGTGTGACCATTCCGTGTCTCGCGAGATCACCGACGTGGAAGCTGGCGGGGAGGTTATGTGTCGTACGTCTAACTTNCACATCCCTCCTGGGCTGCCTCGCATTTTNATCTCCAACATTGAGTTTCCGTTTCGCAATCCTGAGTTTAGTGTGTACGGCCGCCGCGTTGTGTCTTGGCATGTGGAATTACCTCAATAGTGTGTTCGTGTCGCGACCAAAAGCATTGTGTGTTTGTGTGGAAGTGCATTTAAGAGTAAAAGTAGTGTAGGAGGCAGGCTGCCTGACTCCGGAATGCGATCTGAGTGCGCAAGATCGACCTGAGGAAGAAAAAAAANAGATTCTGGTTCAAGCGAAGCTTGCACTCTGTATTTGTTCAGTATGGTTCGTCGTTCCGCCGCCACCCGCTATCGCCAAGGCACTCGCGAATGGTGGAGCTCGCAAGCGCCGTCGTAGCAGCCTTATGTCTCGTGTCCGTTACCAGCGGCCTTCTGCTAGCAACCAGAAACGTCAGATTTCGTCTTTGGCGCGTCTCGCAGTCCGTTCCAGCCGCATTCTCCGTTCCCATCGCGTCTTTCAGGATTGGCAGGTGAGTTCTGGTCTTAATTTCGCTATTCCTGGCTGGCAAGTTACGAATATGATGGACCCGATCACTTGGAATGCNTGTTTGCGCCAGGATTTGACCCCGTTGACGCAGTCGGGATGCTTTCTGCGGGAGTTGCAGTTCTCCTATTTTGCTACTAACAACCAGAAGACGTTGCCTAGCACTATTTCTATCTTCTTTGTGACTTTGCGCAAGCAGCAAGGCTTCACTGGTACAATGGCGCAGAATGAGGAGTATATTACGCAGGGACAAGGTTCGCAGCCCATCTTGAATTCCGCCGTGTTCAAGGTGATATTTGCGCGCACACTACAGTTATTTCCGCCTAGTCAAGCCGTCACCCAGGGCGGATCCGTCGTACAGGTCCCTGCTGGCAACCCCCAGACTCAGTATGCTAAAGGGAAGACCACGCTCAAGTTGAATTTCCGGCTTCGTTCCCCTAGTGATATCTCCTGGAAGCAGCTTGGGCAGGAAGATTTCCCGCACTACCAGCGGTTGTACATGTTGACGTTCTTTCAGTGCGAGGACACTTCTACTAGTACTGCGACTATGTCGTACGGCATGAAGTACACGACAATCACGCAAGACTAGCTCTGGGCGCGACCGAAAGCTCGCCGCGCACCCCCCGGGTCCGCCGCTGCGTGCTAATATAAGATTCCTATTAGCACGCAGCGGACCCAGCGGACCTGCCATGCCGACCACGCGCGCTGAACGCAAGGCGAAGTCCTCCGGCTTCTCTTTTTGCGCCCACACAGTGGGGCTGACGTATTCCTGTCCCCGGGAANAGGAGCATCCTATTCCTGAGCGCGAATTCATCCGGGACTCTCTCACAGAGCGATTTGGTCCCAATTTGCATGAGATTTGCAAGGAGTTTCACCAGTCAGGTGAGCGTCATTTTCATGCCTGGTTCAAGTTTGACGCCAAGATTGACTCTTGTGACTGCCGTTTGTTCGACCTTAATGGTTGTCACCCCAATATCCTTAAGCCGGGAGCTGGATGGCGTGGATATCTCAAGAAGACCGATTCAGAGTTACTTACCAATGTGGAGTCCTGCCCCTTTGCACAAGCCCTTGCGGCTTCGTCTGTTGTCGAAGGGATGGATATTCTCGCATCTCGGCGACCCGGTGACTATCTACGATTTGGAGAGGCCATGGAACGCAACCTACGGCGTCGTTTGGAGACCATTCCAGCAGCGGTCGAATACTACGGTCCTTACGTTTCCGCCTGGATTCCGCATTCATGGCAACCGTCTACGCATAGTCTTCTCATCTGGGGCGCAGTTGGACTCAACAAGACTAACTTCGCCAAATGGCTTATGCGGCATATGGTAGGAGATTTTGACTACGTCAAGGGTTCTCATGAGGCCTGCAAGAGGTTGTCACGCCGCAAACCATTCATCCACGACGAGATCAATTGTTTGTCTGATAAGTGTGACCATTCTGTGTCTCGCGAGATCACCGACGTGGAAGCTGGCGGGGAGGTTATGTGTCGTACGTCTAACTTCCACATCCCTCCTGGGCTGCCTCGCATTTTCATCTCCAACATTGAGTTTCCGTTTCGTAATCCTGAGTTCAGTGTTTACGGCCGCCGCGTTGTGTCTTGGCATGTNGAGTTACCTCAATAGTGTGTTCGTGTCGCGACCAAAAGCATTGTGTGTTTGTGTGTAATTGCATTTAAGAGTAAAAGTAGTGTAGGAGGCAGGCTGCCTGACTCCGGAATGCGATCTGAGTGCGCAAGATCGACCTGAGGAGAAAAAAAAAAAGAATTCTGGCTCAAGCGAAGCTTGAGTTCTAGTTGACGAAAGACTCATTTTGTCTACTATGGTCCGTCGNTCCGCCGCTACCCGGTATCGTCAGGGCACCCGCAATGGTGGAGCTCGCAAGCGCCGTCGTAGCAGCCTTATGTCTCGCGTCCGTTACCAGCGGCCTTCTGCTAGCAACCAGAAACGTCAGATTTCGTCTTTGGCGCGTCTCGCAGTCCGTTCCAGCCGCATTCTCCGTTCCCATCGCGTCTTTCAGGATTGGGAGGTGAGTTCTGGTCTCAATTTCGCTATTCCTGGCTGGCAAGTTACTAATATGATGGATCCGATCACTTGGAATGCATGTTTGCGGCAGGATTTGACCCCGTTGACGCAGTCGGGATGTTTCCTGCGGGAGTTGCAGTTCTCCTATTTTGCTACTAACAACCAGAAGACGTTGCCTAGTACTATTTCCATCTTCTTTGTGACTTTGCGCAAGCAGCAAGGATTCACTGGCACAATGGCGCAGAATGAGGAGTATATTACGCAGGGACAAGGTTCGCAGCCGATCTTGAATTCCGCCGTATTCAAGGTGGTATTTGCGCGCACAATACAGTTATTTCCGCCTAGTCAAGCCGTCACCCAAGGTGGCACAGTCGTACAAGTCCCTGCTGGCAATCCCGAGACGCAGTATAAGAAGGGGAAGACTACGCTCAAATTGAATTTCCGGCTTCGCTCCCC